GATAGAGGAGATAAAATGACAGCTTTAAATAGAAGTCCTGAGAATACAAACTTTCTACAACCGACAAAATACCTTTTGACGTTTGATAGAATTAGAACGACACAATACTTTTGTCAGACTGTTAATTTACCTGGTGTATCACTAGGTGAAGTTAGTCGTGCTACGCCTTTCTTGGACATGTATTCTCCTGGAACAAAACTGACGTATGAACCATTGCAAATAGAGTTTATATTGGACGAAAAGTTGCAAGGATGGAAAAATCTATACGACTGGTTCTTAACAATGGCTGATCCTGATGGCTTTGAAAAGCGTGACGGTAGTAGAGAACTACAAACCAATAAACATTTCTCGGATGCCACATTGTCCATTTTAAGTGGTCTAAACAATCCACTTATCAGAATACAATATACAAATTTATTTCCTTTGAGTATCAGTGATATTAGATTTGATTCAACACAATCTGCGGATACAATAATGACCGCAACGGCATCATTCAGATATCAATCATACAAATACTTGACAGTTTAATCATTTTGTGTTATAATGTTTTGAATGGATAAAATCACATTAAGTTGTTGATTTTAAATAACAATTTGTAATTTTTGAATAGATATGGAAACACTTGAACAAGTTTTAAAAATGTGGGAATCGGATGCGGTCATAGACCAAACCGAACCATCTAAAGAACTATTAAACATTCCCAAATATCATAGTAAGTATCTTGGTATTCTTACTAAGCATAAGATTGCCTCAAAGAAGGCTCACTTTGATTATCTACGTATGCGTAAGGTCAAGTGGGAATACTTCACTGGTAAAATGTCACAAGAAGAATTGGAACAATACGGTTGGGAACCGTTCCAGTTCGCACTCAAATCAGACATAAACACATATCTAGAGGCAGATAAAGACCTCATCAAGTTACTTGAAAAAAAAGTTTATCACGAAGAAGTTGTGTCGGTGTTGGAATCTATTATGAATGAGTTGAAACAACGAACATGGCAACTACGTGATTTCATATCATGGGAGAAGTTCATTGGCGGACAATGATTTAATAATAACCAAGGTAAACGAAGTCTACGGAAAAGTGGATTGCGAACGCCATATTGCACGGGAACTATCCGAATACTTCACGTTCTTTGTTCCTGGTTACCAGTTCGTTCCAGCCTATCGGAATCGAATTTGGGACGGTAAGATTCGACTATTCAACTTACAGACCAGTCAAATATACTTGGGTCTGATGCCCTATCTATTAGAATTTTGTGATGAAAGAGGTTACACATACTCTCACAACTTTGTCAAAGATGATTATTCAGTATATTTGGCAGAAAAATTTATCAAAACATTAAATCTACATTCTAACGGTCAACCAATCAGCGTTAGAAAACACCAGATGGACGCATTTATACACACTATGCGTAATCGTAGAGCGTTAATATTGTCTCCAACTGCATCTGGTAAATCACTAATCATCTATCTGATTTGCAGACAACTATTAGACTATCAAAAACTAAAAGGTCTAATCATTGTTCCAACAACTTCTTTGGTTGAACAGTTATACTCCGACTTTGGAGACTATGCAAGTGAAAGTGGTTTCAAAAACTACATGCATGTGCATAGAATTTATCAAGGGAAAGAAAAGAACACGGACAAACCCATAACAATATCAACGTGGCAATCTCTGTATCAGCTACCTAAAGAATACTTTGAACAGTTCGATTATATTATTGGTGACGAGGCACACCTTTTCAAAGCACAATCTTTGACCACGATTATGACCTCTGCCAAAAATACAAAATATCGTATTGGTTTAACAGGCACTTTAGATGGAACTAAAACTCACAAACTGGTTTTAGAAGGTTTATTTGGTCCTGTTGAAAGAGTTACAACCACAAAAGAACTGATAGACACTAAACAGTTATCAGATTTTACCATTAAATGTCTTGTTTTAAAACACAATGAAGATATTTGTGATGAAATGAAAAACAAAACATATGCGGAAGAAATACAGTATTTAATTTCTAATGAACCTAGAAACAGATTCATACGCAATCTAACAATTTCCCTGAAAAATAACACTCTGGTTCTCTATCAGATGGTAGAAAAACATGGCCAAATTCTTTATGATATGATTAAAGAAAAGGCAGGAGATAGAAAAGTATTCTTCATACACGGTGGTGTGGATACGGAAGATAGAGAACGGATCAGAAAGATTATGGAGGAAGAAAATGACGCTATTATCGTGGCTTCTTTTGGCACTTTTAGCACTGGTATCAACATACGCAATCTTCACAATATTATATTTGCGAGCCCGTCTAAGTCACGTGTCCGTAATTTGCAAAGTATTGGAAGGGCGTTACGCAAATCAGGTGGAAAAGAACAAGCAACTCTCTATGACATTGCAGACGACCTTAGAATCAAAAAACACGTAAACTTTACGTTGCAACACTTCATCGAAAGAGTTAAGATATATAATGAGGAGAAGTTCTCATTTAAGATATACAATATAGGACTAAAAAATGGCAGTTAAAATTTTACGCTTTAAAGACGGTCTGGATGTTATTTGTGATGTCCTTTTTGAAAAAGACAACAAGATGGTAATTGAAAATCCCATGTTGTTTGAACTGAGAGGAGCAAATTTGGTGTTACAACAATGGTTGCCATTGGCCGTCATGAAAGGCGAGTCTGTGGAAATTTATGTGGATAGCATCATATGTTCAATGGAACCATCGGAAGATTTTGCAGAATACTACATTACTTCCATGGAAAGATTGAAAAACTTTGAGAGGAAAGAGAGAGAAGTGGATATTAGTGATGAGGTGTTAGCAGCTTTTGAAGAAAAAGAAACTGGTAAGGCCTTAATACATTAATATCATAGGGGAACACCGTGGACTTTAACACATGTCAAGCCCTTTGTCAATAACTTTTTATGGTATATTTGAATGAGTAAACAAAAACATTATATAAACAATGAAGATTTTTTAAAGGCATTAGTAGACTACAAAACTAGATGCACAGAGGCCGCCGCACAAGGCAAACCTAAACCTAATATTCCCAATTACATTGGCGAATGTTTTATGAAGATTGCCGAAGGTCTATCACACAAACCAAACTTCATCAACTACACATATCGTGATGAAATGATTGCCGATGGTATCGAAAACTGTCTGATGTATTTCGAGAACTTTGATCCTACCAAATCTAAAAATCCATTCGCATACTTCACTCAAGTAATCTATTTTGCTTTCTTACGCAGGATTCAAAAAGAGAAGAAACAACTATACGTCAAATACAAGGCCACAGAAATGTATGGTGTTTTGGATGAATTCGAAATGTTAGAGAGTGAAGATGGTGTCACCAAACAATTTGAATTGTATGAGAATATTTCCGAATTCATTGAGAATTATGAAGATGCCAAAAAGACCAAAAAGGAAGCCAAAAATTTGGTAAAGAAACCAAAAGGACTTGAAAAATTTATTGAGGAGTGATATAATGAAATATGATATTTTCGATATTGGTGGTGAAGTCGTTAAAGATAATGAAACCTATTTGTTACGAGACAATACACTACTCGAAAAATTAACCGTTAGTAGCACAAGATTACACCCATCAAAAAGCACCAGAGGTCACACCCATGCAGGCCAAGAAGAAGTATATTTCTTTGTGTCTGGTTCTGGCAAAATAGAATTAGATGGTGATGTTTATGATGTTGAAAAGAACTCAATGATTCTAATCAAAGACGGTGTATATCACAGAGTATACAACACATCCGAAACTGAAGAATTATATTTCGTTTGTGTGTTTGACAGTAGGAGAAATCACTGATGACAGTTGGATTTACTTGTTCCACTTTTGATTTGTTCCATGCAGGACACATCATCATGCTTAAAGAAGCCAAAACACAATGTGATTACCTAATTGTAGGACTACAAACTGACCCTACCATAGATAGACCAAAAGAAAAAAACAAACCAGTTCAAAGTATTTTTGAACGTTATGTTCAGTTGCAAGCTTGCAAATTTGTGGATGAAATAGTGGTATATGCAACGGAAAAAGATTTGTTGGACATATTGCTTTCTTATCCAATTAATGTTAGAATATTAGGTGATGAATATGAAAACAAAACTTTTACTGGCAGACAAGAATGTATCAGTAAAGGTATTAAGTTTTATTTCAATAAACGTGAACACACTTTTTCCACAACAGAATTACGAAAAAGAGTGGTAGATGCAGAAGCTGAAAAGATGATGAAAAATATAGTATGAAAGTAGCCATAATAACCGACCAACATTTTGGTGCCAGAAATGACTCTACGTTGTTTCTAGATTTCTTTGAAAAGTTTTATAAAGATGTTTTCTTTCCAACATTAGAAAAAGAAAAGATTGATACCGTATTAATTCTTGGTGATACCTTTGACCGTAGAAAGTATGTCAACTTCTTTTCATTGAAACGTGCTAAACAAATGTTCTTTGAACCACTTTTTAATCGTGGTATACAAGTCCATATGTTGGCTGGCAACCACGACACCTACTTTAAGAATACGAATGATGTTAACTCAGCAGACTTGCTGTTGGGTGAATATGGCATTTCATTAAATGTGATTGACCACCCAGCTGAAATCTACGTTGGTCCCCACAAAATCTGTATGATGCCTTGGATATGTGCCGAGAATTATGAAGATTCTATGGAAACATTAAAAGATACCGATGCAAAATTTTGTATGGGTCATTTTGAGATTGCCGGCTTTGCCATGTATCGTGGTATGCCATCAGAAGGTGGTCTAGACCGCAGTATTTTTAGAAAGTTTAGTCACACATTTAGTGGTCATTACCACCACAAATCTTCCAGTGATGATATCTTTTATCTTGGAAACCCATATGAATTAACGTGGCAAGATTATAATGATCCACGTGGTTTCCATTTGTTTGATTTAGATACACATCAATTGGAGTTCGTAGAGAATCCATATAAAATGTTCCATCGAATTATCTACGATGATAAGGAACAAACAATCAAAGAGATTGACAATATGGATTTGAAACCATACACCAACACATACGTTAAAGTGGTTGTAATAAACAAAACCAACCCGTATTTGTTTGACAAGTTCATGAATAACCTGTATAATGTAAACCCAGCAGACATTACTATTGCGGAAGACTTTTCAGAATTGACTGATGATGACACTTTAGTGGATGAAGCTGAAGATACTCTTACCATACTCAACAAATATGTTGATGGTATTACAGAAGAAAGTATCGACAACGATAAATTGAAAACAATATTGAAAGAACTCTACGTAGAGGCATTGAATACTGAACAAGCATGATTTTATTCCAAAAAATTAAGTGGAAGAATTTTCTATCCACTGGTGCCCATTATACCGAGATTGATTTTACCAAGTCTAACAACACATTGATTGTTGGTCACAACGGTGCAGGCAAGTCTACAATCTTAGATGCATTATGTTTTGGATTGTTTGGTAAACCTTTCCGTAAAATTAACAAACCACAACTTGTAAATTCAATTAACAGTAAGGATACTGTAATTGAGATACATTTTAATATTGGCCAAAAGAAATATAAGGTCATTCGTGGAATTAAACCGAATGTATTTGAAATTTATTTGAATGATGTTTTGCTGAACCAGGATGCCGCTGCAAAAGACTATCAGGAAATACTAGAGAAGAATATTCTCAAATTAAATTATAAGTCCTTTACGCAGGTGGTAATCCTTGGTTCAGCATCCTTTGTTCCGTTCATGCAACTATCGGCTGCTGACAGGCGTGCTATCATTGAGGATCTTTTGGACATCCAAATATTTTCTTCAATGAACAATGTCATCAAGGAAAAAAATTCTGAAATCAAAGAGAACTTGAATAAAACAAAGTATGCCATATCTCTTGCAGAAGAAAAAATAAACCTACAAAAACAAAACATCGAAGAAAATAAAAAGAACACCGATGCGGAAATTAATAAAAAGAAAGAAGAAATAAGAAAATCTAATGAACAATTAGTGGAATTAAATAAAAATGTGGGTCTAATACAGAAACACATTGATGTATTACAAAATAAAGTTGGTGATAAGAAAGAGAAACTTGACAAAAAAGCCAAGGGTCTATTTCAAATCAAAGGTAAGGTGCAAACTAATATTGACCGTAATCAAAAGGAGATTGACTTCTATGAAAACAACCATGACTGTCCAACCTGTAAACAACCAATTACTGCCGAATGGAAAGATTCTCAAGTTAAAGAAAAGACTCAGAAAATTTCTACACAAAAAACTGGCTTGGAAGAAATAGAACAGGAGTTATCCAAAGTAACTTCTGAAATGAAATCTATTACGGATATCATCGCACATATAAATGCACATAATGGTGAAATCATCAAACACACTTCAACCATAACTGCCATAAACCAATACATTTCAAAACTGAATGTGGAGTTACAAGAATTATCTGTGCGAGATATCAATACAGAAGGCATCAACCAGAAATTGATTGAGTTAAATGCTGAACTAAATGAACATAAAAAATATTATGAAGAAGTGTTGACTGAAAAACACTATTATGAATTTGCAGGATCATTGTTGAAAGATGGAGGCATCAAGACCAGAATCATTAAACAATATTTACCTATTATGAATAAGTTGATAAACAAATACCTAACAGCAATGGATTTCTTTGTCAACTTTAATATCAACGAAAACTTTGAAGAAACAATTAAGAGTAGGCACCGTGATGAATTCTCTTATGCCAATTTCTCCGAAGGTGAAAAGATGCGTATTGACTTGGCACTATTGTTTACATGGAGACAGATTGCCAAATTAAAGAACTCTACCAATACAAACTTATTGATACTGGATGAAGTGTTTGATTCAAGTTTGGATACTGTTGGAACAGAAGAATTTTTAAAGTTGATACAAGAAATGGGCAAAGAAACAAATGTGTTTGTTATTTCCCACAAGGGCGACCAACTGTTCGATAAGTTCCGTTCGGTTATTAAATTTGAAAAGAAAAATAATTTTTCAAGGATTGCAAAATGAATATAGAAACCACAGAAGATATTGTCTTATACGACACAGAACAAGCCATTAAAGTTAAACAGCCTACTCCGGCACCGGTTGAAACATTTGATTTGGTTCCACCTGACCACCCAGCTCTTTACAAAGTTTTACCAGAATTTGACTTTGCAAATGCACCTATTAATCCAAATAGTTTTGCATCCACTTTGGTAGAAACTTGTAAGAAACATAACGGCATTGGTCTATCTGCCAACCAATGTGGTTTTGAATACCGTGTTTTTGTTATGGGTGCAGGCGAAGAATATGTGGCATACTTCAATCCTAAAGTTATTTCTTCCGAAGGTGAGAAACATATGGAAGAAGGATGCCTATCATTCCCTTTCCTAAACCTACACATCACTAGACCTGAGAAAGTGGAAATCGAATACCAAGACTACATGGGACAACCACATACCAAAACATTTACTGGTATATCTGCAAGATGTTTTCTCCATGAGCTTGACCACATGAACGGAATCGTGTATACTAGTCGTGTAAAACCTCTTGCGTTGCAATTTGGTTTAAAGAAACTGGATAAAATCCGAAGAAAATATTTTAAAATTCCTAAAGCAAAAAGAAAATAATGGCTACACCTACTGAATTTGTTGATGCACAATGGGAAAAATGGCAGGTCTTAAATGAACCTGAACGTTTCGAACACATTGATACTGAGCAACTGAAGGATGTTTTAATTCAGGACCTTAGATATGCATCACAAATGGATGTTAGAGAATACACCCTATATCAAAAGTGGTTAGAGGTGCATGAGAAATATCCAACAAGAACAATCACAACTTTATTTGGTGATGATGTTCAGTTGGTAGATGTTACTCAAAAGAAACTTATTGAAAAGGTCAAAGAAAACTTTTGGATGCCAGAAAATCCTGATGACTATGAAAGGTTGAAACCTAAATTGGTTCTCTCTAATGGTCCTCTGGCAGAAACGTGGAATGCTATTCGCACATTTTCCTCTACGATGAAAAACAATTCAAACATTGGTCGTAATCTATATTACACCGTTGTTGATGAAGTGACGGAAAAATACCTAGGTGTCATTTGTATTTCATCCGACTTCTTAGACTTAACACCAAGAGACACCGCAATCGGTTGGCCTAGGGACGTTAAGACACAACAAGGTATGATTAATCATACTGCAATTGGTTCAACAATCGTTCCATTACAACCACTCGGTTTTAATTATATGGGTGGAAAATTACTAGCACTATTGTGTCTCGCTGACACCGTTCAAAAAGATTGGAAGAAACAATATGGAGACGTTCTCGTTGGAGTTACCACTACTAGCCTTTATGGCAACACTAAGTCCAATGGCTTATCTCAGTATGATGGTTTGGAACATTGGAATAAAATGGGTTTCTCAAGCGGTTCGGTTGCTTTTGAACCGTCCAGAAAAACCAGAGGAATGATTTATGATTGGGTAAAAGAGAATCATACACGTAAGTATTTTGAATGGTGGGAAGCAAAGAACACAAAAGGACTTCCACTTAAACGTGACCACAAAAACAGAACATTAAATTTTGCGTATGGTAAGTTAGGTATTCCAAAGGAACTTATACGCACCGAACACCAGAGAGGCATCTATTTTTCACCTCTCTATAACAACACCAATGAATACCTCCGCAAGGAGATTGGTGATGAACAACTGGTAAAATCATTTGATACCAGTGAAGAAACTTTGACAAACATTTGGAAAACCAAATATGCCAAAGGTCGTATATCAATGTTGAAGAAAAAGAATAACGTTTCATATGAAACATTGTTCTATGATGACTTGATTTACCTGTCTTGGGAAGAAACCAAGGCAAAATATTTGCCGCAAGTCGGCAGATAATAACAAGTATACCGCAAGGATACTTGACACACACACTAAGTAATAGTATAATGTGAATACTTGCAAAAAGCAAGACTTTTGTTTTTAAACTTTGTCATTAGGAGATATTATGACTACCAAAATTTCTGCGAAAGAAAAGATCCTCAACTATTTGAGCAAGTCCGAGGGTTACAACACTCTCTCCACAGCACAGGCTCGTGCTCGTTTCGGAATCCAAAACGTTTCCGCACGTATCGATGAATTGCGCCAAGAAGGCCATTGCATCTACACCAACACCAAGACACGTGGTGATGGTTCTAAGGTATCTGTATACCGTTTGGGCACACCAACCAAAGCTATGGTTCGTGCCGCACTAAAAGCTGGTTATAGCTTCAGCGCTTAATTTTTAGCACAATAGGGATCCAATACCGGATCCCTATTTTTGTTTCTTGGAGAGAAAATGGAAATTTCAATTAAAAAAGAAGAACTACAAAAGAAAAGTCTTTTCATTGCGACACCTATGTATGGTGGTATGAACCACGGATTGTATGCTAAAGCTTGCCTTGATTTGCAAGCACTATGTGTCCAGTATGGTGTAACAGTGAAATTTTCATTTCTTTTCAATGAGTCTTTAATTACACGTGCCAGAAATTATCTTGTTGATGAATTCTTAAATCGTTCGGACTGCACACATATGTTGTTCATCGATTCAGACATTCACTTTAATCCACAAGATGTTATTGCATTGCTTGCCTTAGATAAAGATGTTATTGGTGGACCTTATCCAAAGAAAGCCATCAAGTGGGCATCAGTTAAAAAGGCACTAGAAAAAAATCCACAAATTGAAGCATCAACTTTGGAAAAAGTAACTGGTGATTATGTTTTCAATCCAGTTCGTGGAACAGAAAGATTCAGCGTTGCTGACCCACTTGAGGTTTTGGAAATTGGAACAGGCTTTATGTTGATTAAACGTGAAGTCTTTAAGAAGATGGAAGAAGCATACCCACAACTACGTTACAAACCAGACCACGTTGGCCAAGCACACTTCGATGGTTCACGTTACATTCATGCATACTTCGATACTATCATTGACACCAAAGATAGTGCAACCGGTGGCGGTTCAGACCGTTACTTGAGTGAAGATTACATGTTCTGTCAATTGTGGCGAAAGATTGGTGGACAAATTTGGTTGTGTCCATGGATGAGAGCAGACCACATCGGCACCTATCACTTCAAAGGCGACATGCCAGCAGTAGCAAACTTTGTTGGAGAAATGTAATGATAGTTGGCTTACTTGGATTTATTGGTTCAGGTAAAGGCACCGCAGGTGATATGTTGAAAGACATGGGATTTACTCCCGTGTCTTTTGCTAAGGGTGTTAAAGATGTTGCAGCTGAAATGTTTGGTTGGCCTCGACACTTGTTGGAAGGTGATACTGAACAGTCACGTGAATGGCGTGAACAACCAGACAAGTTTTGGTCTAAAGAATTGGGTAAAGATTTTACACCAAGACTTGCCCTACAACTAATGGGCACAGAAGTTGGCCGTGATGTATTTCACAAAGACTTTTGGATCATCAAACTAAAAAATTATATACAACAAAATCCAAATCAAAACTATGTAATCACAGATGTTCGTTTCCAAAATGAAATTGAATTTGTGCATAGTTTCAATGGTGTATTAATTGAAATACAACGTGGATTAAAACCACATTGGTATGAGATTGCTGGTAAAGCAAATCGTGGTGACCATAAAGCCGAAAGATTCATGTTGGAACAATCTGGTGTTCATGAATCTGAATGGAGATGGATTGGTGGTTACATCGACCACCATATTGATAATGCAGGTTCTTTGGAAGAATTAAAGAACAAATTAATTAATTGCTTGACACAATCGTATGGTTCAAGTATACTAAGTGAATTGAAACAAGGAGTATCGTAATGAAATTATCAGCTGAGACTTTAACAGTCCTTAAAAACTTTGCCAATATTAATCCTGGCATTGAGTTTAAGAACGGTAAAAAACTATCAACTATTTCCGCAACTAAAACCGTCCTAGCCAAAGCTGGTGTCAAGGATGAATTCCCCGAAGATTTTTGTATCTATGATTTGAACCAGTTCCTATCCGTTCATTCTCTATACAAAGACGGTGAAATCGATTTTGATGACAAACATGTTATCTTCAAATCAGGTCGTAAGAAACTAAATTATCGTAAGACCACTAAGACAATGATTGTGACACCACCAGACAAAGACCTAACTTTGCCATCTGTTGATGTGTCTTTCACATTGAGTGAAGATGACCTATCATCTATCCTCAAAACAGCAAGCATTCTACAATCACCAAACATTTCAATTTCATCTGATGGTGCCAAGATTTACATCACAACTTGTGATGCAAAAGATAATTCAGCACACACAGATTCAACAGAAATTGCTGATGGTAATGGTAAGAAGTTTAAAGCTTTGTTCCTCACAGAGAACTTCAAAATGATTTCTGGTTCATATGAAGTTCAGATTTCATCCAAAGGCCTATCTTACTTTAAGAACACCAAAGAAGATATGCAATATTGGATTGCAATCGAAGCTAAAGATTCTGACTTGTCTTTTGGAGCTTAATATGACTAAAGTGAATACGTTATTTGGTTCTTTTGATGACGCTCAATTAAAAACCTTGAAAGGTTATGTTGATGAAATGGTCATGCACATGCAAAGAAACGAAGCAAATAACCAAGCGATGAAAGATATTGTGGATATTGCTAATGATGAACTGAAGATTCCTAAAAAGATTGTCAAGCGCATGGCAAAAACACAATTCAAAAATTCTTTCCAAACAGAAGTGGCTGAATCAAAAGAGTTTGAAGCTTTATTTGAAAGTATGAATGGTGTGAAATGACCGAACAATTAGAGTTTAAGTTCTTTTGGCCTCTAACTGAACAAATAACTTTAGACTTGGATTTCACACCAAGTGAACAATGGATGGCCGAATGGCGCAAGAGACAATGGGCCACCAATAGTGTTACTAGCGGCCAATATCTTATTTCTAATGGTGGTGTTGGTATAGGTGCAATCACAACATGGTCAGAACCTGTAACACCTTCACTTGTTATAAAACCTACTGAAAAACATGTTGGTAAGTGGCAAATCACAGAACATATGTTTGTGTATAGACCCACAAAACCAAATGTCATTATCAGATTTATGGCCAAGTTTCTTCTTGGCTTTAAATGGATTGATGAAGTTTAATTATATTATGGAGAATTTGAATGTCAGAACACATCTTGTGGGTAGAAAAGTATCGCCCAAAAACTATTGAAGATTGCATCTTACCTGAAAACATCAAATCTACGTTTCAGGAATACGTAAACAAAAAAGAAATCCCCAACTTACTCCTTTCCGGCACAGCTGGTGTCGGTAAAACTACCATCGCCAAGGCCATGTGTGAAGAAGTTGGTTGCGATTATATTGTAATCAATGGTTCATCTGAACGTGGTATTAGTGTCATGCAAACACAGGTGATGAACTATGCAACATCTATGAGCCTTGCTGGAGGCCGTAAGGTCGTTATCCTAGATGAGGCCGACAATCTTACACCTGATGCTCAGAAAGCCTTGCGTGGAATGATGGAAGAAGTTTCTAGTAACTGTTCGTTCATCTTTACATGTAACTTTAAAAATCGTATTTTGGATGCAATTCATTCACGTTGCACCGTTGTCGATTTTAAATTGAATGGTAGTAAACAAAAGATGGCAGCGGCTTTCTTTAAACGTGTTGAATGGATTTTAGAAAAAGAAGGAGTAACTTATGATAAGCAAGTGGTTGCTGCCGTTATCACGAAACATTTTCCTGATAATCGCCGTATTCTTAATGAGCTTCAGCGTCATAGTGTTGGTGGCTCAATTGATAAAGATATTCTGGCATCAGTTTCCGATGTGCAACTGAGTGAATTAATTTCTTCTATTATGAACAAGGACTTTGCTTCTTGTCGAAAATGGGTTACAAATAACATCGACAATGATATGGCAAGAATCTTTAGAAGTATCTATGATACCTTGTATGAAAAATTAAAGCCGAATTCTGTGCCGCAAATGGTATTAATTCTTGCGAAATACCAATATCAAGGAGCATTTGTTGCTGACCATGAAATCAACTTGATTGCATGTCTAACAGAATTGATGGTTGAATGTGAGTTCAAATGAGTCCGTTCGATTTTGCAGACTTCATCCTTAGAAAAAAGGTGCCGGATGAAGAATTGGATTTCAACAATTACGCACCATTCCTAGTCAATAGGTCTCTTTCCAACCACCTTGACTGTGTTTTGTATGTCAATGACATGAATCTTTGGCCAAATTTGGACAAGGATATGCAATACCAGTATCTTCTAAATAGTATCAGGCCTATGAAACGAAAGTTCGTTCCATGGCAAAAGGCCGATTCGATGAAGGATATTGAGTGTATAAAGACCTATTATGGTTATTCAAACTCCAAGGCAAGAGAAGCCTTACGTATCCTCACCGATGAACAAATCGCTGATATAAAAACAAGAATAGATACAGGCGGAGTGAAGAATAATGATAGACATTAAAGATTTGGTTGAAGTGACATTAAATGATAAAGACGATTTTTTAAAGGTAAGAGAGACACTAACTCGTATTGGTGTTGCTTCCAAAAAAGACCAGGTATTATACCAATCTTGTCACATCTTACATAAACGTGGTCAATACTACGTGGTGCATTTTAAAGAACTATTTGCACTAGATGGTAAACCAACAGACATTACAGAAAACGATTTAGCACGTAGGAATGCCATTGCAAACCTATTAGAAGATTGGGGTCTGGTAAAATTAGTTAACAAAAAACAAACAGAGGTGCCAACACCAATTTTCTTGTCACAGATTAAGATATTGTCACACAAAGAAAAGAATGACTGGCAACTAACACCAAAATATAATATTGGTAAAAAACCACAAAATGGTTGACAACTGATATAAATATTGATATAGTCTCAGTCCCATCGGGATGGGAGCAAGGTAGGTGGTAACCTTGTTAAACACCATCATCAACGCCCATTTGGGGTTGATACAATTTATTAACTTGCTTATTTAAGGAGAAACCTATGACAGACTTTTTCAGTCAGTTCCAAAAATTCGACCCATTCACCATCGGTTATACTGATGTGTTCAAAGAATTGGAGTCAATGTCAAAACAAATCGCTAAAGCGACATATCCCCCATACAATATCAAACAAGTAAAAGACAACAAATTTGTCATTGAAATGGCAGTTGCTGGCTTTGCACAATCTGATATTGAAATTACACTTGAAGGCAACAAGCTTGTCGTTAAAGGTAACACACAAGACGAAGATGCACCAGATAGTTTCTTGTTCAAAGGTATTGCAAACCGTAACTTCACACGTGAATTCAAATTGGCCGACAAGGTTGAAATTGAAAACGCTGAGTTGGTAAACGGTATGTTGAAAATTGGCCTACAAAACATGGTCAAAGTTCAAGATGCAATCAAGAAAATTCCTTTGGTTTCTAAAGATGCCTAATTGGTGGCCAGTCACGGATGAGGAATGGGAACGCCTAAACTATCCGGAAAGATTCAAATGAAAAAGTTCCTATTAAATATACTTGAAGTCTTACAAGAATCCATAAAGGCAATCAAGCAACACAGGTCAGGACCTGGCATAAAAGGTAGATAATTACCTGAAGGGGTCTTGACAGACCCCTTTTTTTTATGTATAATAAAGTCATTATGAAAACACTTAAACAAACCATTAAAAAAGTTCGTGTGAAAACCACACTGGAAAACTATTACGTTGTCTCTAATGAAATAAAAGAGATAGACGGAGTTGCGTTTGTTTATGTGATTAAGAATATTGGCATCAGAGAAACTCCAAAACTGATGCGTAAAGATTCATTAGAATACGTGAAATAAGGGCCTATAGCTTAATGGTAAAGCAGTGAACTCATAATTCATTGAGTCTAGGTTCAATTCCTAGTGGGCCCACCATGCAACTATCACGATAATAGAAAAATACAATTAGATTTATATTCATTATTGTGATATACTATGATAAGTAATCCAGTGAGATTACTCATTACATTCATTAACATAAGGGAAAATTATGAAAACAGTAGGACACAAACTAGAAAAATTTGCCGTAACAGGTATTAATCCAGGTAAAGATGACTTCTTCACAATCACAGAGGAATCATTTGCAGGAAAATGGAAGGTAATTGTATATTATCCTAAAGACTTCACATTCGTATGTCCAACAGAAATTGTAGCATACGATAAATTGTTCCAAGACTTTGCAGACCGTGATGCTGTGTTGTTGACGGGTTCAACAGACAACGAGTTCTGCAAATTGGCTTGGCAACGTTCACATGAAGATTTATCTAAAATCAAACACATACAGTTTGCTGATACACAACGTGGATCATATGATGCATCCACCAGCACCTATAACAATTTGAGTCTTATTGAACAACTAGGTGTGTTCTATGCTCCAGCAGGTGCAGCACTTCGTGCAACATTTATTGTTGATCCTGATAACGTTATTCAACACGTTACTGTTAACAACTTGAACGTTGGTCGTTCACCTGAAGAAACATTGCGTATTCTTGACGCATTGCAAACTGGTGAACTATGTGCATGTAACCGCACAGTTGGTGGAGAGACACTATAATGGCATTCATTGACGCAATTAAAGGTGCGTTGCCAGACTATGCAAAAGACACCAAGTTAAATCTTGATGCTGTTCTTTTGCGTAGTTCGTTAGATGCAGATGTGGCTATGGGTTGTGCTGTAGCTGCACTTGCTGCAACAGGCAATGGCAAAGTATTAGCAGTAATGCTATCCGACAATCCTACATTTGCAGAGTCGGCAATGACTGCCGCAAGTATTATGGCACAGAACAACGTGTGGTATCCATATGTTGAAATGGCCGATGATGAACAACTAAAAGGATTGCCAGCACAGTTACGCATGAACGCTATTGCGACACATGGCGGAACTACAAAAGCAAACTTTGAAGCGTTCAGTCTTGCCGCAAGTATTGTTGGTAAATGTCATTTCTGTGTTAAGGCACATTATGATACCTTGAAAAAGGAAGGTTACACAGTTGAACAATTGCGTGACATTGGACGTATTGCCGCAGTAATGAATTCGGTAGCAAAAGTTTTAAATAGTTAAAATGAAAGAAAAATTTTGTAATGCGTATATGAAAGTGGCCGAGACATTCGCTGGATTGTCCTCGGCTCGCAGACTTCATGTTGGTGCTATCGTAGTAAAGGATGACCGTATCATAAGTATTGGTTATAATGGCACACCATCTGGTTGGGATAATAACTGTGAAGATAAAATCTACTGTGATGATGGTGATTGGTCTGAACAACAACTTCCTAAAGATGCAAACATTTGGAAGAAATATAAACTTGTAACCAAACCGGAGGTTCTCCATGCTGAAACTAATGCAATCGCTAAGCTGGCAAAGTCAACTGAATCTGGCAACGGCGCTACTCTTTTTGTCACTCATGCCCCTTGTCTGGACTGTGCAAAATTGGTATATCAGTCTGGTATCAGTTCCGTTTTTTATCGGAACAGTTATCGTAACGAGGATGGCATACGTTTCCTGGAAAAAGCAGGAGTTGGAGTGGAAAAAATCTGAACATCTAAATAACTAAGGGTAACTGTTTCCCTTGGAGGTTAGATGAATTTTCGCATTGTGAACTGTCCAGATAAAGATTTCAAACACTTTGTTGAAAAGGCGGCTCACTTTTACGCCAAGGAATTGGTGCCCAACACCAGAATAAGAAATAATTGCCATACTGAAATAAGATTTTGTTCTAAAATTGATGAGTATGGGTTTGCAAGTATACAAGATTATAATACTGCAAACAAACCAAGAAGTTTCTTAATTGAAATCAATCCAAATATTGGATCCAGAAGAATACTGGAAACATTAGCACATGAAATGGTGCATGTCAAACAATACATTGATGGTGAAACCAACGATGAATTGACCAAGTGGAGAGGTAAGAGGGTTAATCCAGACAAGATTGATTATTGGGTTCAGCCATGGGAGATAGATGCTTATGGTCGTGAAATTGGATTACTTACAAAGTTTGCAATATCGGAACACCTTTGGGAAACCTTCGATGACTTTGTTGACCCATCTGGACCGATAAAATCCTACCCTATTGCGTGGAAGAAATAAAAATATTTTTTAAAAACCGCTTGCCAAGGCTCAAAAGTTCCTATATAATACAAACATATTTAATTTTTTAGAAAGAAAAAAGTGTCTCTCATATCCCATAAACCCTTATCGTTGCAGCCAGAGTATCGCACATTTAATTGCGCTGATAGCTCATGGGCGATTGCCACCGGGTTTTGTGTGAAGATGGAGAACTAAAACAGAAGTTCTAAAAAAGACTCCAAACACAAAACCCTAGACCTAAAAAATCTAGGGTTTTTTGTTTGTTGTTTTAAAACAACATTGTAGTTGCCAAACCATTGTGTTTGGTATACAATACACACTTGTTCTTTAAAAATTTGTTGTAGTTATTGTTGGGGTTTCGCCTAGTGGCCTAAGGCAACGGTCTTTGAAATCGTCATCATCAGTTCGAATCTGATAACCCCTGCCATATAAAAACACATTAGCATAACATTTTGACTACCAGGTCTTTTTGTATGTTGTGGTCGTTCTAGTGTGTTTCTATATGGTAAAAACAATGGAGGGTTATCAGGTCTGGGACCTGCACTGTCTTGAAAACAGATGGACTGCGGAAGCGGTTGGAGTTCGATTCTACCATCCCTCCTCCAAACATAGAAGGTTGCCCGAGCGGTTAAGGGAGCAGTTTGCTAAACTGTCGTTGCGAAAGCGGCGCATCGGTTCGAATCCGATACCTTCTGCCAGTAAATGCCTCCATAGTTTAACGGTAAAACTCCGAGCTTATACCTCGGCGATGCCTCTAGATGAGGGGATGATCCAGGTTCGAATCCTGGTGGAGGTACCAAATGAAAGGTTGATTATGTGGAAAATTTATTTGAGTGACCGAGACATGTTTTTTCGGACATTAGATGAAGCAATGAATGAAGCTAAACTTCACAATGAGTTTGTGACCATCACCAATGGTGATATGGAATTCGTTGGTAAGTTTGGTTACGATGAAGTTAAAGATAAGACTTTACCAAACGGTGAAGTTTACGATTGGACTATGCGGCGTGATGAAACACACCGTAGTTCAAGGAAAAAGTTAGTGTAGGTGTGACCCGAAAGGCTAGGGAACGGATTGCAACCCCGTTTTATGCAGGTTCGATTCCTGTCACCTACTCCATGTTGCAAAAAAACAACAGACTGGTTGACAAATCTTCCAGTTCTGTTACAATAGAGTTTCTTTAGTTGATAAAGAAAAGTTCTTTAAAAATTTGTTGTAGTTAATGCACGATTCGTCTATCGGTTAGGACGCTGCCCTTTCAAGGCGGAAAGACGAGTTCGATTCTCGTATCGTGTACCATTTGTTTTGCTGACGTAAGCCATGGGTGAAACGTCAAGCCTGAGTAACTATGTACATAAACGGTAGGGTGGCCACCAATTCCGTTGAGCATAGCAAATAGTGCGTCAGCAAAACAAATGGTAAATGGGGGTATAACTTAACGGCTAAAGTATCTGGCTTTTAACCAGGAAATCAGAGTTCGATTCTCTGTGCCCCTACCAAAAAATTTGGAGATGTAGGAAAATTGGTAACCCCAGTGGACTGTAAATCCGCCGCCTCTGGCACTGTGTGTTCGACTCACACCGTCTCCACCAAACAAGTCCGTAAGGAAGTATGACAAGTTTTCGGTTTTCTTGTCTTGTAAAAAACCGTAAGAATTTGCCCCGTTAATATAACGGCCATTATGCCCGCCTGTCCAGCGGAGAACAGGAGTTCGACTCTCCTACGGGGCGCCAGTTTTATTCCACAGTAGCACAGCGGTAGTGCAGGTGACTGTTAATCACTTGGTCGTAGGTTCGATCCCTGCCTGTGGAGCCAGTTTTAGGATTCATTCAGCAATTTTTAATTTACAAGCATATCGTAAAAAAAGCGAATCCTGTTGTTTTATGTCGCATTAGACTTCTGGTGAGGTCACTAGGCTTTCAACCTAGGCAGACGGGTTCGAAACCCGTATGCGACTCCAGTTTTAGGATACTTTCAGCAAAACTTAATTTTCACTTTTTATGGAAAAAAGAAAGCGTATCCTGTTGTTTTTTCTCCGTGTGGCGTAGTGGTAGCGTTCGTGTTTTGGGGACATGAGGTGGGAGTTCGATTCTCTCCACGGAGACCATAAACCTCGCCTTGACTGATGGCGTATAATGAGATAAGTAATCAGTTATTTGGGGGCAGCAGTGGGCTGCGGTTCTCCCTTGCAAGGAGAATGTCTAGAAGGATTCGATTTCCTCGGCCTCCACCATTTTAAAAACATTCTGAGTGACTACAATGGAATTCCAGTCAACTTGCAAACGCCGGCTAATGCAAGAACTGCCATGAAGTAGGGTCACCATGAGATTCAAGGACTCGGCAGAGTGTTTCTAAAATGGTTCAGTAGCATAGTGGCAGTGCAGCATCTTCATACGGTGCCTTGTGTGAGTTCGATTCTCACCTGAACCACCAGATTATGGGTCTTTAGCTCAGTGAACAGAGCTCTTGGCTACGAACCAAGCGGTCGGGGGTTTGAATCCCTCAAGACCCTCCATATATACCCGGATAGTTAAATGGCATAACAGTCGGCTGATAACCGGCCATCGCAAGTTCGATTCTTGCTCTGGGTACCATTTTTAGGATAAGTTCAGCAACATCAAAGCATTCAACTTGTAATTGAAAACGCAAAAATTATCCTGTTGTTTTTAGAATCGTTACAGCAATTCTATAGCGGATTAATACCCGCATCATCATAGTGAGTTTCGAGTTCTCACTATAATCAAAAAGTAGAAAGCGATTCTGTTGTTTTATATCTCGGTAGTGTAATGGCAGCATACCAGTCTCCAAAACTGTTGGTCGGGGTTCGAGTCCCTGCCGGGATGCCAAATTTTTTTTAAAGAGGTGATTGATATGAGAAATTTCAACATAGAAGAAGTTAAGCAATTCCTTGCAACACAAGGACCTGACACCCGTGTATACTTGGGTGCCGACTCTGAACGTATTAGAGTTAATGGCGTATGGTATGCTGACTATGCTCTAGCAGTTGTAGTTCATATTGATGGCCGTCATGGTTGTAAAATTTTCGGTTATGTTGACCGTGAAATTGACTACGACCACAAGAAAAGCAAACCTGCAATGCGGTTGATGACCGAAGTGTATAAGGTTTCAGAATTGTTCCACGCACTTGCGGATGTATTGGAAGATTATCATGTTGAAGTTCACCTGGACTTGAACAAAAATGATGAATTCGGTTCTTCATGTGTTGTGCAACAAGCGATTGGTTACATCAAAGGCACATGTAATGTGACACCAATGGTGAAACCAGATGCACCAGCTGCTTCGTTCTGTGCTGACCGTCTAAAGCGGATCTTGGCTGAACAAGCATAATACAGACCCCCAAAGCAATTAAGTTTGCTTTGGGGAGACATTAGTTTAGTGGCAAAACCACGGGTTGTGATTCCGTTATCATGAGTTCGATTCTCATATGTCTCCCCAAAGTAAATTTTATGCCTCGTTAGTTTAATGGTAGAACACCCTCCTTACAAGTGGGATACAGCAGTTCGATTCTGTTACGAGGTACCAAGTTTTGTAAGTGTAGATGTTGAGAAATCTGGAGTAGGCATACTCTAAAGAAAGATGTGAAAGCCCCTGACGCCTACACATCAAGTATCAACTATTACTACGTACCTCTAACCAGTCGGCCGCTTCACAGAAAATACTGGTAAAATGGTGAGAAATGAGCGAGGTCTCACTACTTACAAATTCAATATGTCGCTTTAGCTGATGTGGTCATAGCAGCGGGCTGAAAACTCGATGAAACAGGTTCGATTCCTGTAGGCGACACCAAGTTTAAGGTTAGTTACAGCAAACAAAATAGCTTGTCATTGGTTGACAATTTGCCTTCTAAGCAAACCTAGCGAGTTCGATTCTCGTAGCAAAAAAACTAACCTGTTATACATGCGGATGTGATGGAATTGGTATACGTGCTTGATTCAAAATCAAGATTCTGTGGGTTCGAGTCCCACCATCCGCACCATATCAAAATACACTTTGAAACCTGTAGAGTCACACAGCGGAATGCATTGTCAGGGTATGAGCTGGTATCTGGGAGATGTGACCTTAGTGTATTTTGATATGGGTTATAAGCTTAAGTGATGAAGCAACCGGCTCTTAACCGGAAGAACAGAGTTTGATTCTCTGATGACCCACCAAATTTGAGATAGACGTTTGGATTGAGTCCCTTGTGCGCTAGGTCCCTATTCTTGTGACTGACACACCAGTAGCAACACAAGGTCAATTAAAACTCTCCTATACGAGACAAGCCAATGAGTCCTTGAGAAAGATAGTTGGTCTCTCAAAACCTTTTTTGCTCTTATAGGTAAATGGCATACCACATCCATGGTAAGGATGTATCCTAAGTTCGATTCTTAGTAGGAGCACCAGTTATATAATGTTCAATCTTAGCCGTGATGAATTGTGGTTTAGGTTGAATATATAATTCATCGACTATAAATTGGTTGTTGTTTCCTTGCAACATTTTATCCACAATAAATTGTGGTTTAGGTTGACAAAGTTCGACAAGTCCGATATAATGTAGTTTGTTTTGTTTCATAAAAGTATTTATTGCCCCGGTGACGGAATAGGTATACGTGTTGGTCTTAGAAACCAAATTTTAGGAGTTCGAGTCTCCTCTGGGGCACCAAGTTTCTGGCGTTAGTATAATGGATAATACAGAAGGCTTCTACCCTTTTAATGTGGGTTCGATTCCTGCACGCCGGACCAATCAACAAGGAGTTTATTATGCCAGCAGTTTTTCTAACAAGTGACACACACTTTGGTCACGCTGGTGTGTGTAGATTTCTCCGTGAGGACGGAACCAAACTGCGACCATGGGATAATCCAGAAGAAATGGATGAAGAAATGGTAAAGCGTTGGAACGAAACGGTCCGACCAAACGACAAAGTATATCACCTTGGTGATGTAGTGATTAACCGCAGAGCAATGAACACTCTGTATAGACTTAACGGTGACAAAGTTCTGATTCGTGGTAACCATGATATCTTCCGTGATGAAGAATACAGGCAACACTTCCGTGAACTACGTGCTTATCATGTAATGAACGGAATGATTCTGTCACATATTCCAATTCATGAAGAAAGTCTTGGTCGTTTCGGTGTAAACATTCATGGACACCTTCATGCAAATCGTGTACAGATTCGTGGATTCAACAAGAAGCCAATGGGTATTGATAACAGATATCATTGTGTTTGTGTTGAACAAACAGATTTTAGACCGATTCTTTTTGAAGATGTTATGAAACGAATCAAAGAAGAAGGTGGTGAGGTCGGTTTTCGTAATGGAAACGGACCTACCATGTGAGTAACATGCGATTGTGGTGGAATGGTATACACAGCAGACTTAAAATCTGCCGCTTCGGCATGAGGGTTCGAATCTCTCCAGTCGCACCAATTTTAGTTTTTAATATATGAGAATTCTAGTAATACAAAGTGACCAAACGACACATGATTCTGCCTGCTGCATCTATGATGGTAAAAACATCACCTTCTTTTTAGAAGAAAGATACAGCGGAGTAAAACATGATTGTCGTTTGGCACACTCACTCAAAAAAGTTATGGAGACAAACTTAACTTTTGATAAGATTGTCTTTGGTGGTTTCCATGATACAACCATTCATAACAATCATAACTTTGATGTGAATTTTATAGAATCACTAGAAAAATTAATACCTGAATTGACAAGGTCAAGTCTAAAGGAAAAAAATCTATTCACAAACCTTGATATGAATGGATTGGACGCTTACTTGACTAATGACAAATACAACAATATCAAACATGAAGATACTGTTGCTTGGAATAAATTGTCAAGTCAGTATAGAGAATTCTTAATTAAGTATAATAACAAATACAATCATTGGCCAAAAATTGAATATGATAGCAATCACCATGACAATCATGCATGGTGTGCTTTCTACAATAGTGGTTTCGATAAATGTTTATCGATTGTAACTGATGGTAACGGACAAAAACATTTTGCCACAACATCAAGCGGTAACTTCAAACCATATGGTGAATCGGAATCGGCTTATGTAATGGAGTATCCAAGTAAAAGCGAAACTCTCTATAAATCTTACCGGTCATTTGCTGGTCATGATTATTCGGATGTTGAACATGAATTGAAACAAAAACATCCAAACGGAGAATTTCATTTTCCTGGTTATATGAGTGTTGCCAATTTATATGGTGCTGTTGCTTTGGTTATAGGTATTGATGATGCTGAAGAATGTGGTAAACCAATGGGTCTATCATCATACGGAACAAAAACGGATAACAATTATATCGTCAACGAGTATTTCACAAATACTGATTTGTTTGATATTCGCACTCAAGATTTTATTCCGTTGTTTCAACCACCTAATGGTTACACTGAAAACTATAAGTATATTGAATCAATTTATGTTCCAGGAAAAACAATTCCAACATATGAAGAAATGAGATTCAAATATGTTCCAAAAGCAAAAATTATCACCGAGAAAAACTATAAACCATACGCTGACTTAGCTAAAGACGTTCAGTTACAAACACAAGAAGTTATTTGTAAATTGATAAAAAAGTTTGTTGATAAAACAGGAATAAAAAAGGTTTGTATTTCAGGTGGTTATGGTATGAACATCTTAGCAAATTCTTATTATGTGAAAGAACTTCCGGATGTTGAATTTTATTTTGAACCCCTATCTACTGATGTTGGTATTGCAGTTGGTTGTGCAATGTATCACTACCATATGGAAACAAGGAATACAGACATTAAAAAATTAGAAACCATGGCATTTCACGGAATAGCAAAAGATTGTGAACCTCCGGAATATCATGGTGTGCGACACACAATTGTGGATATAGCTAAATTGTTATATGACAATAAATCTGTCGCTGTGTATACAGGCCTAGCGGAAGCAGGTCAACGTGCTTTAGGTAATCGTTCAATCTTGTTTAATGCTCTAAACAAAGATGCAAGAAACATTGTGAACAAAATCAAAAAAAGAGAATGGTATAGACCTTTTGCTGCTGTTGTTTTAGAAGAAGATGCACATTTGTATTTTGATATGGGTCGAACTAAACGTAATTTGTTTATGACCCAATCATATGATGTTATATCTGATTTAATTCCTGGTGTAACACATGTGGACAAAACATGTCGTGTGCAAACTGTAACTGAAGGATATCTGTATGATTTGTTAGTTGAATTTAAAAAACTTTCTGGTCATGGAATTCTTTTGAATACCAGTTTCAACCTTGCAGGACAACCTCTGGTGGAAACTCCAAAACAAGCATTGGAAACTTTGAATACTTCCGTATTAGATTACCTGTGGTTTGAAAATACCGGACAATTAATTTCAAAAAGCGCTTGCCAAGAGCAAGAAAAGGATATATAATAAACACTTCTGCGGGATTGGTGCTAGTGGTAACACGGGACCTTGCCAAGGTTCAGTTGCGAGTTCGATCCTCGCATCCCGCTCCAAGATTTGCCCTTATCGTATAGTGGTATTACGGTGGATTTGTAACCCACCTACGGGAGTTCGATTCTCTCTGGGGGCACCAAACATTGTGGTATATTTACAACATACCGCTTGACTACAACAAATTTTTGTGTTATAATACACAGTATTGAATGATTGAAAAGGTTTTAGGTAAGGTTCAGCATCATCAATTAAACTGATGGCTGCCGATTGTGGTATACACTGGAGCTTAATTGCTTTGAAGGTGTATGCTGAAGCATAAGCAGCAAGGTGAGTTTCGTATTCTCACTCAAAACAAAAAGATGAAAACTTACCTGTTGTTTTTAGGATACTTGCAGCAAAAATTATTCGACTGAAAATCGAGTGGTAGTTGGTTCGAATCCAACATTTTTCCTGATGGAAAGATTAGCTCATCTGGTAGAGCAACGAAAAGAGTATCCTGTTATTTTTTGAAGGAGATAGTTATGAACACTTTTGTAAATGCAGTTGTTAATCAAGAAGCTCGTACCGCCAACGGTATGAAAGCTCGCCAAAGTTCCGCTAATGCGGTTGTAGACTTGTTCTATAACATTGGTGCATCACGTGGTAAGGATGTTACTCCTGCTTTCGTGGCAGCTTTCGTAGAAAACCGTGAATTAGCTTTGCGTGTTGCCGCATGGTCACGTGACGTTCGTGGTGGTTCAGGTGAACGTGAAATCTTCCGTTCAATCTTGCGTTATCTGGAAAAGACTGACGTTGAAGCTGCAAAAGCTTTGATGACCAAAGTTCCTGAATTGGGACGTTGGGACGACATTTTCGTATTCGAATCTGACGTTATGAAGTCTGCTGCTTACACCATGTTGGGTGATGCACTACGTGCTCGTAACGGCTTGGCTGCAAAGTGGACTCCACGTAAGGGTAAAATCGCTGCCGAAATTCGTCAGTTCTTTGGAATGTCTCCAAAGTTTTACCGTAAGTCTTTGGTCGAAATGACCAAAGTGGTTGAAACTCAAATGTGTGCTAAAGATTGGGACAACATCAACTTTAGCCATGTGCCTTCTGTAGCGGCTGCTCGTTACAAAAAGGCTTTCAACCGCAACACACCAGCTTATGCTGCATATGTAGCAGAATTGGTGAAACCAGAAACTGAACGTTCAGTTGATGTAAAAGTAAATGCATCTGCGGTATATCCATATGATGTATTGAAAGGTCGTATCAACAGCTACGGTGTGTCTTTTGACAAAACCGAATTGAACTTGATCCAAGCTCAATGGGATGCATTGCCAGACTATATGGGCACAGGAGCAGACATTCTACCTTTGGTGGATGTATCGGGTTCAATGACCTGCAAAGCAGGTGGTAGCAATTCCAAGTCAGGTCTAACCTGTTTGGATGTAGCTGTGTCTCTAGGTTTATACCTAGCAGATAAAAACGTTGGAAAGTTCAAGGACACATTCTTGACTTTCAGCTCTAAGCCACAATTGATGCACCTAAAAGGTAACATCAACCAAAAGATTGACCAAATGGTTAAGTCTGACTGGCAAATGAGCACCGACTTACATGCAGCATTGGACAAAGTTCTGATGACTGCTGTTAAAGGCAATGTTGCAGCGCATGAAATGCCAGCAATGTTGTTGATTTTGTCAGACATGCAATTTAACGCTTGCGTTACACATGATGACAAAGCAATCGATATGATTGCACGTAAGTATCGTGAAGCAGGATATGAAATGCCAAAAGTAGTATTCTGGAACTTGAACGCTTCATATGGAAACACTCCAGTGAAGTTCGACAAGAGCGGTACTGCTCTGGTATCTGGTTTCTCACCAGCAATCGTGAAACCATTGCTGAGTGGAGACCTAGATGGTTTCACACCAGAATCCGTGATGATGAAAACCATCATGGATGACCGTTACAAAGTCCTGTAACGGGGTGGCGCCTATATAATAGGCGTCATTTTGAAACATATTGTATTGAATAGATGGCCTTGTTGCTCCTCAATATAGTGTGTTTCAAAATGATAATGCGGGATTAGTTTAGTGGCAAAACGCTATCCTTCCAAGTTAGAGTTGAGAGTTCGATTCTCTCATCCCGCTCCAATTTATGCGGTTCGGTATTAACTGCACAGGATGCCCTTCTGTGAGTGTTGTGAGAATCAATAGAACCGCTCCATTTTTAGGATAACTATGAATATTAAACCATTGCACGACAAAGTGTTGATTGAACGACTTGAGAATATTAAAGAGACCGCTTCAGGCATCATCCTAAGACATTCCGAAGAACCTGATAGAGCAAAAGTTCTTGCTATTGGTCCTCAAGTGACCGAAGTCCAGGTTGGTGATGTGGTTCAACCAGACTGGAGTAAAGCAGCAAGTGTGCAAGAATATTTCGTAGTTAAGATTGAAGATATAGCTTACATCTACGGAGAATAAAATGTCTGATGGTGGTAAAGGTTCTAATCCAAGACCGTTTAGTGTTTCTCAGGAAACATATGGTAATAACTACGATGCAATCTTTCGCAAACCATCACCCAAAGATGTAGAAGATGAAAAGATTGAGCAAGAAGAATTTGATAGAATCTTAGAAGAAAATCGTCAGCGTCAAAAAAGAGAAAAGGCTCTAGATGAAATGGTCAGAATCAGTCAAGAAATGGGACTGTATGATGACGTATTCGATAATAAATAATTTGGCGGGTTGGTGAAACAGTATCACAGTGGGCTCATAATCCTCAGTTCCGGTGCAACTCCGTGACCCGCAACCACTAATCTTTAAACACCTCGTATATAAATTCCGCTTCAGGAATTCTAGTGTGTGTATTCTTGCTACCAAGAACAACAATAATTCTTTCACCCACGCTCGTATCTAATAATAGGGTGATGCATCCACCGGATTGATTTATAAATCCCGTCTTACTAACAACGATATTCTGGTAATGTCCTATCATAGGATTGGTGTTTCGAAACACATACCATTTCTTTTTCGCTTGTATTTTTATTTCAGCTTTTCTACTGGCATAAACTATATTACTATACTCAGATGCAGCTTTCGTTAAGTATATAAGTTCTCTTGCTGTGCTGACGTTTCTTTTATCCAAACCAGTTGGTTCATAAACAATAGAATTCTCCATCTTCAAAGACTTCAATTTTCTATTCATAGCTTCAACACATTTCTCCATACCACCAGGATAATGTTCACACAGAGTATATGCAGCTCTGTT